CGAAACCGTCAAGGCCACCTGGGGCTTGGTGGTGCAGGACGGCAAGGGTCGTGAATCCGAATATCTCACCCGCCTGTACCGCTGGGACGTTCGGCCTCGCCAGCAGAGCCCGGCAGCGGGCACCCCGGGACCCGGCGCAGCCGGGGCCCCTTGGACTTGTGTCACTAACTGTACGGAGCCCGGCCAGGGCGACGGACAAGGCCTCATTACTCAGCGTCTGCTGACGCCAAGAAATCCCCTGCCAGAAGTGCCCTATGGGCAAGTTCTGGCTGACCAGGTCCGCCGCTACGAAGAGTGGCGGGCCAGTGAGGAATACCGAGCCGAGCTCGAAGCCGTCGAGCTCGAGGATCGGCTGGTTCGCGCTGCCACGCAGCGCCTATTCAAGCCCGCGCCGCTGCCCGAGTGGCAGGGCGTCGAAGAGTACTTCCCAGACGGGATCTGACCACAACAACGCGCCACGCAGGGCGCAGAAGGAGAAAACTATGCCGACCCAACACCAGGCCACCCATACCCCGCCCCGCGGCATCCTTCAGGACGCCGGCGAGCTGGCCGTGCTTACCGAGAACGAAGCACCGACCCGTCATCGCTTCGCCATGGTCGTCTCGTTCAACAGCGAGGAGGACCTCAAGCGCGCGCTCGCCGAGCATCGCTGCGCCTACCGCGACGGCCAGGCCATCCAGGAGCGCATGCACGAGGAGGTGCGGCACGATGGCTGACTGCCTCTACCTGGTACGCGACCCGCGCGGTCGCGTCCTGCCCGAAAGCGTCGGAGCGACGCAGGGGCACGCCGTGTGCCGCTTCGCCACCGCCGTCGCCGGCCGGAACGTCGGTCGCCTTGTCGCTTGGTTGCTCTGGCTGAACTGGTGGCGTCTCGGGTACCGCGTCGTCTACCTGCCCGCCCTCACCTTGGCACACTCAGTGTACCAAGAGTGCACCATCAGCCACGACCGCCCCGCTCAGCCGAGTCGAAACACCACGGCAGGGAACCGGCTGTGGATAAAAGTGCATGGTTCCGCATAAAAACAGGCCGACTCATAACCGCTGCGCAGCCCAGCAACGGCGCGGCCTGCGGCCATTGTGCATGAGCGCATAAAAACCGGCAGGTTTAGCGCGCAGGCGGGGCGGGGGGTCGACGGCGCGCCGTGGGTCGCGCCCTGGGGGCCGAGGGGCCAGGGCGGCTCACCAGTGGACAATCGCCTGGTTGGTCGCATGATCGGGCGAAGCGGAGCCGGCGCCGCTCCTGCGGGCGCTGTGGGCGCATAAAAAAAAGCCGCCCGGCTGGGCGGCGATGATGACGAGGCGGGTCTACGGCTACTTGGTGGGATCGAGCCCGGTACCGCCTGGCTCGTCGAGCGAGTACGGCCGGAACCGCACGATCTCTTCGCCCATGCGCTCGTTGATCTCCATGAACGTCGCCTGCAGGGGCTCGAGCTCGTTGGCGACGAACACCCTGGCCGCCTTCTCGACGTCACCGAATCCGCCCGTGTTCTGCGGAATGATCCCCATGAGCTGTGGCGGGATTCGGTGACCGGCCAGCTGGTCGTCCCGGGTCAGGTTCTTGATGTTGAAGAACTCATCCTTCGCGGCCACCTCGGACACCGGGATGATCTGCACCCCATCCTTCCTGCCCTTCGGCGCGTAGAGGAAAAGATTCCTGAAATTCCCCGGGCCCTTGCTGTCCCGCAGCGCCTGGCGCATCGCGTCGATGTCCTTCTGGTCGTGCGCCTCGTCGTTGACGTACAGGATGAACCCGGCATGGCTGCCGTTCAGGTAGTAGCGCCGGCGGAACAGCGTCGCGCTCTCGTTCAGCCAGGCCGATTGCAGCGACCCTATGTAGTCCGGCAGCCCGTAGATCGACTGATCGATGTCCGGCTCGAGCAGATGCACGACGCGCCCGCGCGGCAGCTCGGTGCGGTCCAGGTAGTTGGGCACCCACCAGTAGCGATCGGCGCGGATCCCGCCGCGGCGCATGTACTTGGCCGACAGATGCCGGAACGGCAGCCGCTTGCCCAGCCGGCCCCGCACTTCCTCCAGGTACGAGTTGCCGAACACCAGGTGATCGAGGGCCAGCGCGCTGAATGCCTGCCGGCTCAGCAGCGGATGCGGCTCGAATGTGCGCAGCAGGATGTTGCGCTTCACCTGGAGCGCGGATCCATGGTGCGCCGTCGCCCGGTACGATCGGGCCAGCACCGAGAACGGCACCGGCGGCTCGTACCACTCATCCGGGCTCAGCCAGACGCCCTCGTAGAACACATCGCGCAGGGTCAGCACCGGCTCGGGATCGCCGAACGAGAACGCCTCGACGTGGGGCTGGGCAGCAGGGGCGGTTTCCGCCTGCCGGCTGAACGTGGCGGGCACCCTCACCCGCGGCTTGGCGGCGATTGTCTCTCTCATTCGTACATCTCCATCATGGATTGGCCGGTACCGGACGAATCCGGCCCCTCGATCGGTTCTTTGTGAAGCGCATGCATGGTGGCCCAGGCAAGGTCGGCATGGCCGGTGGCCTTGGTGCGCCCCGAGGTGTAGGTGAATTGGCGACCGCTCGCGGTGAGCTCCTTCTTGATCGCCATGAACGACTGCGCCATGTCGGCCCAGCCGGCATCGAACTCCAGGCGCCCCTTGCGCATGATGTGCTGTGCTTGCATGACCATGAGCGCCTTGAGCTCCGGCGTGTAGCGGTAGCGGCAAACCAGCGGGAACCACTTGGCGACGTGCTCGGCGACGGCATTGCCGATGCCCGTGATGTCGATGCCGATGTGCTCGATGCGGTACCGCTCGCGGAACGACTTGATGAAATCCGCCTGGGCCTCGTAGTCGTCGCCCTTGAGGCGATGCCGCTCCAGAACGCGGTGCTTCTCGCCCGCGGTGCGCCCCGGCAGGATGACCACCAGCCCGGCGCCGTCTCCATCCTCGCCGGTGCCGGTCGGGTCGTAGCCGATCCACACGCCGCGGTCGCCGACCGGCCGCGGCGCGAACGGCCGGTAGTCGTCCCACACCTCCCAGCTGTCGACCATGCAGCCCTGCAGCACCGACAGCGGGAACGCAGACATCGAATCGTCGACGAACTGGCACATCAGCAGGTTATCGAATTCATCCGGACTGTACTCGAGGCGCAGCTGCTCGAGATCGAACAGATCGCAGCCGCCGGCGATCGCATCCTCGACGGTGACGATCTGCCGCCAGTGCCCATCGGGGCACAGCAGCCCCTGGGCCAGCGCGGCATGGCTCACATCGAACTCGGCGCGATCCCTCTTCGCCCGGCGCTTGTTGAACAGGTCACCGTTCCAGAACGGGTAGGCCTCGTGACCGATGCTCGATGGCGTCGAGAAATACGTCTGACGCCACCGCTTATGCATGGCCATGCCCGACGTGACCTTGCGGAACTCCTGGAATCGGTGGATCCAGAAGTACTCGTCGAGGTAAACGTCGCCGTGGTAGCCCTGCGCGGTCTTCGAGTTGGTACCGAGGAAATGCAGCTCGGCGCCGTTGTCCAGCACGATCGGGTCGCCCTTGAGGTCGACGTCGCAGACCTCCTTGACGAACTGGACGATGTAGTTGCGGAAGATGTGGGCCTGCGCCTTCGATGCCGAGAGGAAGATCTTGTTGCGCCCCGTCTCGAACGCATCGACGATCGCCTCGCGGGCGAAATACCACGTCGCCCCGATCTGGCGGGATTTCAGGATGTTCCGGATGCGGTGCTTCTGGCCGGCGTCGTACCAGCTCACCTGGTAGTCGAACAGCGAATCGAGGAATGCGTCCTTGAGCGCCTCGACCTGCTCTTCGCTCAGCGCATTGCGCCGCGGCTTCTTCTTCGTCCCGGCGTTACGCGCCTCGATGCTCGGATTGAGATCGGCCTCCTTCCCCGTCTCCTGGTATCGGTGAACCCGGGCCAGCCGCTCGATCTGCCGGCCCAGCAGATCGATCTCCTTGAAATCCCGCCCCTCCTTTTCCTCCTTGGCGATCAGCTGCACCAGACGCGCCTCGAGCGCGCCCTCGACACGCTCGGTGGGCGAGGCCTCGGCCCAGCGATCGCGCTTCTTCCAGGCGTGCACCGTCGCCGGTTTTTCGTCGATGAACTCGGCGATACGCGCGATTCGCCAGCCCTGCCAGTACAGGTGGCGGGCCGTGAGGCGCGGGGAATCCAGGGTATCGGGGGGCATCGTCGTCATGCCGCCAGCGTACCCGCGCGCGCGAGATGGCTATCGCCGTGTGAGTTGTAAACGCCGGATATACAACCGGACTTTGTTGAGCGCCTGCCGCTGCGCGCGGAACCTGACGGCAACCATCGCCGCAATGATTCCGAGGACAGCTCATGCCCTTCTTCCGCGTCGCCACCGAAGGCGCCACTACCGACGGTCGCAAGATCTCGCGTGACTGGATCACGCAGATGGCCGGCAACTACGACCCCAAGAAATACGGCGCCCGCGTCTGGATGGAGCACATGCGCGGCCTGTTCGCCGACGGCCCGTTCCCCGCCCTGGGCGACGTGAAAGCCCTGAAGGCCGAAGAGGTCGAGGACGGCAAGATGGCCCTCTTCGCCGATATCGACCCCACCGACCGTTTGAAAGAGATGAACGGCCAACGGCAGAAGGTCTACACCTCGATCGAGGTCAACCCGAACTTCGCCGACTCCGGCGAGGCCTATCTCGAAGGCCTGGCGGTCACCGACTCCCCGGCCAGCCTGGGCACCGAGATGCTCAAGTTCTCGCGCGAGGCTGGCAGTGCATCGCCCCTCGCGGCGAGAAAGCAACACGCCGACAACGTCTTCTCCGAAGCGGTCGAAACCGAGCTCGACTTCACCGAGGCGAAGCCCGAGGACACCGGCCCCTCGCTCACCGACCGCGTCAAGGCGCTGTTCAGGAAGCACCGGGCGGATACGCAGGAGGGGTTCGCCGCCTTCCGCACCGAGCTCGAGGAAACCCTCGGCCTGTTCGTCGAAAAGCACGCCGCGCTGGAGAAGGACCTGGCCGGCCGACCCTCGGCGGATGCCTTCAGCGAACTGCGCGAAGCCCATGCCGAGCTGAAGCGCCGCTTCGACGAGCTCTACTCCCAGCTCGACGACACCCCCGACACCCCGAACCGCAGCACCGCCACCGGCGGCGATGGCGGCACCGTACAAACCGACTGCTGAGAGACAGCCCATGCGCAACGATACCCGCGTCGCCTATAACCGCCTGACCCAGCGCATCGCGCAACTCTCAGGCGTGGGCGATGCCACCAAGACATTCGCCGTCGAGCCCAGCGTGCAGCAGACGCTGGAAACCAAGATCCAGGAATCCAGCGAGTTCCTCGGCCGCATCAACATCGTCGGCGTTGACGAGCTCAAGGGCGAGAAACTCGGGCTCGGCGTATCCGGCCCGATCGCAGGGCGTACCGACGTCACCCAGAAGGACCGTCAGACCCGCGACATGACCAGCCTCGATCCGCATGGCTACGAGTGCCACTCCACCGAGTTCGACACTCACCTGACGTGGGGCAAGCTCGATGCCTGGGCCAAGTTCCCGGATTTCCAGACCCGCGTGCGCAACGCCATCGTCCGGCAGCAGGCGCTCGACCGCATCATGATCGGTTTCAACGGCATCACCGCCGCGGTGGCCACCGATCGGGTCGCTAACCCGATGCTGCAGGACGTCAACGTTGGCTGGCTGGAGCAATACCGCCTCCATGCGCAGGAGCGCGTGCTGACCGAAGTCGTGGCCGCCTCCGGCCAGGTCACTGTCGGCGATACCGGCGACTACAAGAACATCGACGCTCTCGTCTTCGATGTCGTCAACGAGATGATCGACCCCTGGTTCCGCGAGTCGACGGACCTCGTTGCCATCATGGGTCGCAAAATGCTAGCGGATAAGTATTTCCCGCTGATTTCCCAGCATGCCGAGACGCCTACCGAAAATCGCGCTCTGGACATGATGATCAGTCAGAAGCGCGTCGGCGGCCAGCAAGCGGTGCGTGCCCCCTTCTTCCCGGATGGCTCCATCTTCATCACCAGCCTCGAGAACCTATCGATGTACTGGCAGCGCGGCTCCCGTCGGCGCCACATCGAGGAGAACGCCAAGCGCAAGCGCATCGAGAATTACGAGAGTTCCAACGATGCCTACGTCGTGGAGGACTACGGTTTCGGCTGCCTGGTCGAGAACATCACCTTCGTCTAAGGAGTTAGCCGATGACTAGCCCAGCCCGTCGACACTTCCAGCGCGTCACCGCCGCCCAGGCGGCCGGTGACGCCGCCGAAGGAACACCCCAGAACGGCGACCAGTACGAACTCATGGCCGCCGCCCTGTGGGAGGCGCGCCGCACTCTCAAGGCCATCAAGTCGGTCCAGGCGAAGATCGAGAAGAAGCGCGAGCTGCTGCCCGACTTCGCTCCGTATATCGAGGGCGTCCTGCAGGCAGGTAGCGGTGCACAGGATGACGTGCTGATGACCGTCCTGGTCTGGCGCATCGATGTCGGCGATCTCGCCGGCGCCCTGGACATTGCCGAGTACGCCATGAAGCACGACCTGCAGACGCCCGATCGCTACGAACGCGATACCGCTTCGCTCATCGCCGAGGAGATCGCCGAAACCGCGCTCAAGCTGCTCGCCGAAGAGAGCGCCGATGCTGAGGTGCTGGCCGGCATTCTCGGCACTGCCCAAGCGCTGACCGGCGATCACGATATGCATGACGAGATCCGCGCCAAGCTCCTCAAGGCCCAGGGCTATGCCCAGCGAGATGCCGGTTATACGACTGCCGCCCTCGAAAACTTGCAGCGCGCCCTGTCGCTCAACGACCGCGCCGGGGTGAAAAAGGACATCGAAAAGCTCGAGCGCGAGTTGAAGAACGCCGGCGGCCAGGCCAACGCCTGACGTCGCTACCGAGTCGCACGCCGACGCCACGGGGGCGCGACGCTAGAGCAGACCTCTCTCCCTGCTCGACCCGTCGCCCACCCCCGTTCTACAGGGGCTCATCATGTCACTCGTCGCCTACGGCAACGGCACCGCAACCGCGGCTGACCCGATCGAGAACAACGGCTTCTGGCCGGCCATCGATCCGGCGGCCTTCCGCGACCAGCACCGCATCGACACCACCATCACCCAGCCCCGGGTGCTCACCGCCCTTCGCGTCGCAATGGCCAGCCTCAACCGTCAGCTCGCCGACTGGCAGGCCGACCAGGTCGATGCCGGCCATGCCGTTGTCAGCAACGTCCCGATCGAGGCCTGGCAGATGATCGGCCACCACCAGCTGCTCTACGTCCGCGCCGTCTACAGCGAGGCGCACGCGCAGCTACTCGAGCGCTACCGGGACTACAGCGCAACCGGCGATGGCGATGAACGTGGCGAGGCCAAGAACGATGCCGCCGAGGACTACCGCCGCGACGCCCGCTGGGCCGTCGCCGAGATCGTCGGGCGCAACCACACCACGGTGGAGCTGATCTGATGCCCCGCACGGTACGCGCCCACCAGTACGACACCGTCGACCGGATCTGCCACCGGCTCTACGGCCGCACCGCCGGCGTCACCGAGCAGCTGCTGCAGCTCAATCCCGGCCTCGCCGAACTCGGGCCGGTGCTACCTCAGGGCACGCTGATCCGGCTGCCTGAACGGACACAACAACCGCAGCGCATGCGCGTCGTGCAGCTGTGGGACTGAACGCAGAGGAAACCATGGACTACGACACCCACCGCATGCGATCGGCTGTCCCCGAGGGGAGCGACTGATGGCAGAGGAACAGACCGTGAAACCCTCCGTATTCGAGCGCCACTTGCAGACAGCTATTCAGTTGATACTCGTCGCCCTGCTCGCCTGGGCGGGCCTGAAACTCGTCGAGCTCGGCGAGAACTCCGCCCGCCTGCAAGAGCGCCTCACGTACCAGGGCGAGCAGATCAGCTTTCTGCGCCGCGACCTGCGCGAGTGGAGCAACCTCTACTACACGAAAGCGGACGCCGAGCGTGAGATCGGCGCGCTGCAGAGCGATGTCCGCGACCTAAAACGGCGGGTCACCGCCCTCGAGGGGAGATAGCCATGCTGCTACGCAACGGAGACCACGGCTACCGGGTCACGTCCCTGCAACGGGACCTGGTGCGCGCCGGGCACGATATCGTCGTGGATGGTTGGTTCGGCGACGTCACCGAGCGCGCGGTCCGCGCCGTTCAACGCAAACACGGCCTCGTCGTCGATGGCATCGCCGGGCCCAAGACGCGCGCCGCCATGCAGGGCCGGCGATGCCATCGACGACGAGGCCGTGTTTGCGT